GTGGGATTTGATGAGGCAGATACTATTCCGAAAAGAGAAGCAGAAAATGCAATGAACATGGCACTGGCAAGACTTAGATCAGGTAATGTTCAACAATTTTATGCAACAACAACTCCAGAAGGTCATGGTTGGGCGTTTGAGACATTTAAAAAAGATCCGAAACCTGATACTGACTTGATACAAGCAAGAACCGAGGACAATAAATATCTTCCAGAAGGATTTATTGAATCATTAAAAGCTAATTATCCAGAACAATTAATAAAAGCTTATCTTCTTGGTGAATTTGTGAACTTAAATATGTCTCAAGTCTATGATCGCTTCGACAGAAATATTCATGTATGCAATCAACTGCCAAGTTACAACAACGAAATCTTGCGTGTAGGTTTGGATTTCAACATTCAAAATACTAACTGTGTCATTGGGGTGCGTGATGGTAATAAGTTAGTCATAATAGATGAAATTACTAAAATGCACGATACGGATGCAATTTCGCAAGAACTGCTGAGAAGGTATCCAGATCGTAGGATTTTAGTTTACCCAGACGCTTCAGGAGGTAATCGTTCTACAAATGCTTCAGCAACCGATATATCCATTCTCGAATCTTACGGCTTTACCAATATGTCGCCAAGATCGAACCCCCCAATCAAAGATAGAGTCTCGGCTGTTAATGCTCTTCTCAAGAACGGCAAAGGGGAAGTCCGTCTGGCGATTAGCCCCTGTTGCAGAACCTTAATAGAATGTTTTGAGCTACAGGCTTACGATGAGAGGACAGGAGAACCTGATAAACAAAATGGCTATGACCACATTCTTGATTGTATTGGCTATCTAATCTGGCGTGAATTTAATCCATTATATTTCCGTTCTGGTAAAGGTACTGGAATTAGGCTTTATTAGTATTATTCTTTAAACTATAGTTAGTAGTATTAATGGACTCTTAAAATGTACTCAGGTTATAACCATTACAACAGGCAGAAGTCAGCAGTTGGAACGACAATAATAGATCCTAATAACGCATGGTTTGCACAAGAACCTCACTGGCCTTTGATAGAAGATTTAATTGGTGGCACATATCAGATGAGAAGTCGTCATAGAAAATATTTACCACAAGAACCTAGAGAGTTGGATGAGTCTTTTGACAATCGTTTGGCAAGATCAGTCTGCCCTCCCTATTTCATCAGATTGGAGAAGTTATTGGCAGGTATGTTGGTGCGTAAACCTGTGAGATTAAATGATACAAGCGATGATATAAGACTGCATATGTTCGATGTTGATTTAGAGGGTAATGATCTAAATGTATGGACATATGAAACTGCAAGAAAAATGATTCGTTATGGTCATGTCGGGGTTCTTGTAGATGCACCTGCTGCTGGACAATCTGGCAGACCTTACTGGATCACCTACACGCCAAGACAGATATTGGGTTGGAGAACCGAGATGTCAGAGGGTAAATTAAAACTTACACAGCTTAGATTGTTAGAAAAGGTATTTGAACCCGAAGGATTGTATGGAGAAAAGGTTGTAGAGCAGGTCAGATTACTAACTCCTGGTGCTTATGAGATACATCGAAAAGGTAAAAACAATGAATATGTAAAGTTTGATGAAGGAACAATGAGTTTACCTGAGATACCCTTTTCTGTTGCTTATGCAAACAAGATTAATTTTTTAGAGTCAAGACCACCGATGGCTGATATTGCAGAATTAAATCTTAAGTCGTATCAATTACAATCAGACCTATCAAACCAGTTACATATATCAAGTGTGCCGATGTTGGCATTTTTTGGCTTTCCACAGAATAGTGAAGAGGTCAGTGCTGGACCAGGTGAAGCTATTGCATTTCCAGCAGAAGGCAGAGCCGAATATATTGAGCCTAATGGTAATAGTTTCAATGCACAGTTTGAACAGATTGATCGTGTAGAGAAACAAATAAATGAGTTAGGTTTGGCAAGTATTCTTGGTCAGAAATTAAGTGCAGAAACAGCAGAATCAAAAAGAATAGATAGAAGTCAGGGTGATAGCACGATGATGGTCATTGCACAGCAGATGCAAGATATGATTGATAACTGCCTACAGTTTCATGGACAATATCTTGGCAGTGATGCTGGAAGTTGTTTTGTTAATAGAGATTTTGTTGCACAAAGATTAGAACCACAAGAGATCCAATCATTGTTGCAGCTTTATACAGCAGGTACGATCACACAGGAAACATTACTTACACAATTACATGAAGGTGAAGTACTAGGTGATGAATTTGATGTCGAAGAAGAGATAGAAGCAACAGAATCTGGTGGTTTACGAGAGATGTCAGAACCTATCGAAGAGGCAGAAGAATCTATGCCCGAACAGTCAGCAGAACCAGAAGATGAATAATGTCGATACCTGAAAAGTTTTATCGCAATCAAATCGACCTCAACAGATATGAAAATGATTTAGCAGCAAGGTTGATTGATACCTATAACAAAATAATGATAGATGCTGCACAGCGTTTACAAAAAATACCAGTAGGACCAGGATTAGACAAAACAAGAGCGATAAGATTAAAAAGCATTTTAAAACAGGTAAAGACAGACTTAGATAGATGGAGAAACAGCAGCCTTGGCATTATGGTCAAAGAACTAAAAGATGTTGCTGATATACAAAAAGACTTTATTGAGGGGTTACTTGAAGATATTGCACCACCTGAGTTAGCTGGTCAGATCAATGCTTTACAGATAGACCCTGACTTTGTAGATAGATTGATTCGATTTGACCCTACCAAAAGTAATCAGATTGGTTTACCAAGAGGTAAGGTTTTTGATGTTTTTAAAGATACGACAAGTATGCAAGCAGTACAAAGTAGATTTGCTTTGACGGCTGGTGTAGGAAAAGAAATAGTATTACCTAATGGTGATGTTGTGGCAAAAGCATTTCGTGGCCTTACAGAAAGAACAGCCGATAGATTTGCTCACACTGTAAGACAAGGACTATTGGAGGGTAGAAGTTTACAGAGAATACAGAGGGAATTGATCGGAACATTAGATTTTAACCCAAGATCAAAAGGTGGTGTTGTCACTTCTTTAAGTAACGCCCAGACAAAAACACTTGTCAAAACAACAGTAAACCAGTTGAGCACTGAGATTAGTAGAAAGAGTTACCAAATAAATCCAAAGATTGTAAGAAGGTGGGAATATTCTGCGGTGCATGACCAAAAAACATCTGCAATTTGTAGAGCATTAGACGGCAAAAGATATAAGGTTGGTGAAGGGCCATACCCACCGCAACATTTTAATTGCAGGTCTGTTGATATACCGATACCGATTGGACCTATTACTGGCAAAGAATTTGTACCAGATGGTGAAACTTATGGTCAATGGTTTGATAAAAAAGTAGCAGACCTTAATAAAAAGGGAGATGACAAGGGTACTGTTTATGGACAGAAAGTATTAGGAAAGCAGGGGTTTAGTATGTACAAAAGGTTGAGAAGTAAATACAATTCACCGACTGAGGCGATGCGTAAGTTTATCAAGAACGATGGATCAAGAAGAACAATAGATCAGTTAATGGCTATATACAAAAAAAAATAGTAAGATAAATTTAGTTGCTTTTATTAATTATGCCTGGACATTATGGCTCAATGAAACCCAAAGGTAAGAAGAAAAAGAAAAAGGGTGGCAAGAAATAATGGCAAAAACATTAGCAGAAAGGTTGTCTGAAGCAAAGAAGGCAGCAAAAGTTACAAAACCAAAGAAAAATGCCAAAGCAGAGAAAAGTACCAAAGGATAAAAAAACTGGTGTACCGAAAAAATATCTCAGTGGTGCAAAAAACAGAAGTGCAAAAGCTGCTGAGATAAAAAGAACTGCTGAAGCGTACAGAAAAGGAGAGTATATTGATATAAAAGCTATACAAAAATCAAGGGTTGCACAAGATGGCAGAAAAACCAAAAAGAAAACCTCTAAGCGAGGCCGTAAAAAAAAGTCTTAAGAAAAAGGCTGAAGGAACTAAGTTTACATATGGACAGTTAGCTGCTGTTTATAGGAGAGGTCAGGGTGCATATCTAAGCAGTGGATCAAGAAATGTAACTATGGGTGCATGGGCTATGGGTCGTGTAAATAGTTTTGTAAGTGGTAAAGGTGGAGCAAGAACGGCTGATGCTGACTTATTAAGAAAGAAAAAGAAATGAGTATAAAAAGAGGAGGCCATACATTTGAAGGGGTTGATAAACCTATAAGAACCCCAGGCCATTCAAGTGGTAAGTCTCATGCCGTTGTAATAAAACAGGGCGATGGTTATAAATTAATTCGTTTTGGTATGCAGGGAGCAAAAACCAAACCACCAAGAAAAGGAGAATCAGAAGCAGATAAAGCAAAGCGTAAAAGTTTTAAGGCAAGACACGCAAAAAACATTGCTAAAGGAAAAACAAGTGCTGCATATTGGGCTAATAAAATTAAGTGGTAGTTTCAAGCAAATGATGTAAAATGGTGATATAACTTAACTAAGGCTACGCTTTATTACATGGCAGACGAAAAAGAAACAGTGGCTACGCCACCAGCACCAGCACCAAACGCTGAAGTTGAAGCATTGAAAGAATCCGTAAAAAAACTAGAGGCAAAAAATTACGAGCTCATAGGTAAGCTGCAAAACCAGAAGAAGGCAGTACCTGATGATTATGATACGCTTGTTGCATATAAGCAAAAGCATGAACAGGAAGAATTAGAAAAAGAGGGTAAATATACAGAAGCAAAACAGGCAATGGAACAGCAGTACCGAGATAGATCGGCTGAAGATAAAAAACGCATTGAAGAACTGGAGTCAAGAAACAGAGAACTTGAATTGATTGCACCAGCAATGCAAGCATTATCTGAAGTTACCCATGATCCAGAACTTGTATTAAATAACTTTGTACCTAAAGAACAGATACAGATTAAAGAAGGCAGACCAGTGGTGATTGATGGTTATGAACAACTACCTGTGGCAGATTATGTTAAAAATAAACTAGAGAAAGAAAAGCCTTATTTACTAAAAAAAGCACCTGCCGTTGGTGGTGGAGCACCTATTTCAAGACCGTCTGGAGGGGGCGAAGTTACCGAAGAAATGATTAAGCCATTTTTAAAAAATTCAGAAAATCTGACAGAACAGTCAAGAATCTTTAAGGTTTATGGTGAAGATACATGGAAAAAGTTGCGAAATATTGCAGAATCTCGCTAATATATTAATTAAATTCTGTTACGCAGAATAAATATTCAGGGTTACGCCCACACCGTTTAAATTTATTTTAACAACACATGGCTGTTTTAAGGAGTGACATCATCATTCCAGAAGTATTTACGCCTTATGTTATAGAGCAAACAACCGCCAGAGATGCGTTTCTCGCAAGCGGTGTGGTAGCACCTATGGCAGAGCTAAATGCAACTGAGGGTGGTGATTTCGTAAATGTACCATTTTTCTCTGCAAACCTAAGTGGAGACTTTGAGGTACTTTCAGATTCAAGTTCATTAACACCAGGTAAGATTTCTACCGATAAACAAGTTGGGGTTATCTTACATCGTGGACGTGCATTTGAATCTCGTGATTTAGCTGCACTAGCTGCTGGTTCTGACCCTATGGCTGCAATAGGGCAAAAAATCGGAGCATATATCGCAAACCAAAGACAGAAAGATCTACTTGCTTGTCTTGATGGAGTATTTGGTTCTATCAATAACAACTCAAACAGTTCAGCTTTCTTTGATCTTTGTATTGATTCAGAATCTGGTGATACACCAACTGTTTTATCTCCAAGACACGTTGCAAAAGCAAAAGCTATTCTTGGCGATCAAGGTGACAAGCTAACAGCCGTTTGTGTCCATAGTAAAGTGTACTATGATCTCGTTGAGAGAAAGATGGTTGACTATGTTCTTGCATCTGACGGCAATGGCGGTTCTGCAACAGCAAGTGGTGGTACTATTGCCCCTGCATATGCTGGTGGAAACGATACAGTTCCTACATACTGCGGACTTAGGGTTATAGTTTCAGATGACGTTTCAACCACAGGTAGCGGAGCATCAACTGAGTTCAGTACTTATTTCTTTACAGCAGGTGCAGTTGCTAGTGGAGAGCAAGCTGGTCTAACAACTGAGACAGATAGAGACATTCTAGCTAAATCAGATGCTATGGCTATTGACCTTCATTACACATATCACCCTGTTGGTTCTAAATGGGCTGTTACTACAACAAATCCAAACAGAACACAACTTGCAACAGTAGGCAACTGGTCGAAAGTGTACGAGACAAAGAATATCGGAATCGTTCGCGCGACTAACGTAAGCACACAAGATTAAGGGGAAACTATTATGCCATCTTTATTTGAGGTTAGTGCTGGTAAACTTACTGGACCAACAACAGGTGGAACAGTAACACAGGCAACTAACAAATCCACAGGTGTAACTCTTAATACAGAGTCAGGACAAATCACCATGAACAACGCAGCTTTAGCTGCTGCTGCTGAAGTGACATTCACAGTAACTAACGACAAGATCGCTGCTACTGATTGTGTTGTTGTAAATCATGGGTCTGGCGGTACTGCTGGTTCTTATCTTGTAGGTGTATCCACAATCGCTGCTGGATCATTCAAGGTAACAGTAACCAATGCGTCTGCTGGTTCTCTAAGTGAAGCTATTGTCATCAACTTTGTTGCATTGAAAGGTGCTTCCAGTTAATGGGAATATTCGCTTTTAGACGAATGAGAGAACAAGAGGCTGCCAATGAGGTGGCCCCTGTTCTTTTAACACCAAAGAAAAAACCAAAACGCAAGCCAAAATCTAATGGCAATAACAATTCACACAACAGTCGGAAGCAGCATAGCGAATAGCTATATCAGCCTTCAGGAAGCCCAAGATATTATTGATGGGTTGATTGAGGATGATGATGTTGTCGCATGGGCTAGTTCTACAACCGACCAAAAAAATAGAGCATTATTTACATCTACACAAAGAATAGATCGAGAAAGATTCTTGGGAGCTAGGGTTACTGATACACAAGCATTACAATGGCCGAGAACTGGTGTTAGAAAACCTGATACATATATCAATACTTATTCTGTTGGTTTCCCTTTTCGTATTACCACAGATTATTACACAGATACTGAGATCCCAGATCAGGTAAAAAAAGCAGAGGCTGTACTAGCGGTATATCTTAATAACAACAAATCAGGATTAGGTTTATCTGGTCTGGAGGATTTTAAAAGAGTAAAAGTAGGTACACTAGAAGCAGAGCCAAACTTTTTCGGTTCTGTTGGTGCTGATAGAGTACCACCACTATTTGAACGCTATTTTACTGGCTTACGAATAAGTGGACCAGGAAACGTAGCAATCAAAAGGAGTTAAAATGACTTACTACCCAGCAGCAAAAATTATTAATGACACAGCAGCACATACAGGTCGTTTTGGCTGCATAAAAGCATTACAAGATTCAGTTATCAATACTCTTGTAGCTGAAAACATAACAGGAGATTTAACTGGTTTACAGTTTAAATCCAACACTGCCATCGAGGGAGTTATTACAAGCGTAAAACTTGATAGTGGTACTGTTATTGCTTATCTGATCTGATGCCAAGTATAGGAAACGCATTAAAAAAAGCAGTTCCAGGGATATTAAAGGCCACTGGCAGCGATGTAGTAATAAGATTTGTAACAGTTGGAAGTTACAATACATCTACTGGTGCGGTTTCTGAAAGCAATACAGATGTCACTGTAAAGGCTTTAGTTGATGATGTTTCTAGGGCAGAGGTAAATGATCTTATAAATCAACAGGATAAACGTGTTTTATTTGCTGCTAAAGATGTCACCTCAACACCAACAACAAAAGATAAGGTCTTGATAAGTAATGTCGTTCATCAAATAATACAGGTAGATTCAGAAGAGGCATCTGGTGTGGCAGTTACTTTTACATTATTTGTGAGGTCATAATGGCTGTAAAAAAATTAAGACTAGATGGAATTGGCAACTACGCTGAAGATGTTATTGAGCAAGTTGTAGATTTTGGAGCAGTAAATCTTCTTGGCAAGTTGAAGGGTCAAAATGTACCGATCAGAGAGGGCACAATGAGAAACACATGGAAAATTAGAAAAGTATCAAATTTAGAGTCTGACCTTATAAACAATTTAGAATATGCAGAACCAGTAACCTTTGGAACAAACCTACCACCCACTTGGAAAAATGGTTATCAACTTACAACGGCATCAGGTAAAGAAATTCCAAAAGATTGGGCAACAAGACTTATTGAACAAACTGAAAGAAATATGATGAAGGAGCTTAGATCATTATGAACACAATTAATGATGTTAGAGCAGCTATAGAAGCAAGACTTGCAACTGAAATGGCAAACGCACCAGCATATACTGTTGCTTTTCAAAACGTGCCTTTTACTCCACCAAATAACACAAGTTGGGTGCAGTCATCAATTACATTTGGTACACATGAATCAGCAACATTACAAGCACCAACAAGTGGATATAATAAACATAATGGTGAACTGATAGTAAATGTATTCACACCTCAAGGGGCTGGATCAGGTGCTAATTATACGATTGCAGAACGTATAAAAGATTTATTTCATAGACAAACTGTCAGTCAGATCATTTTTGGTGATACAGTAGGACCAAGCCAAGTTTCACCTGCAAGTCCACAACCTTTCTTTCAGACTGAGTTGAGCTTTATTTTTGAAGCATGGTTACAATAGAATAAAATCTGTTTAATTTTTAAAAATGGCAACTGTATTATCTGGTACTAGCGGTGCGTTGTATTACAAACCAGCAGGTACTAAAGGCACTTTTGGAACGGCAAATGTTGCAATAGCAACTGAAACTATTACTGTAGAAACTTACCTAAACTTTAAAGTAGGTGATGGTGTTAAGTTTTCTGTAATCAATGCACAGACAGGTGCTAGTGGTACAGGTACTTTGCCAGCAGGTTTAAATGCTAGTGATACTTTCTTTGTCATTGCTTATACAGCAGCTACAGGAGCTTTGCAGGTATCAGCAACATTAGGTGGATCGGCAGTTAATATCACTGATGTTGGAACAGCAGCATCACCAAATGAATTTCAGGTTGCCTATGCAGATTTTGCAGCCGTAGGTGAAGTGCAACAGTGGAGTTTTTCTATATCAAGAGAACAAATAGATACAACAACTATTGGTCAGCAAAGCACACAGGCAGTTCCATTTAGAACATTTGTTCCTGGTTTTGCTGATGGTGAAGGAACAGCAACTGTATTTGTTACAGATGAGGATTCTGCTTTAGCAAATAGAATGGTTGAAGATGTTATACAGAGAAACCAAGTTGGTGCTGCATTTAAACTTTACACAGATAAAAAAGGAACTGAAGCTTTAAGTAGAAGTATTCAATTAGATGCAATGCTTTCAGATGCAGAATTTAATGTAAATCCAGATGATGCACAATCTGTTGAGATTACATTCAAACCAACTGAAGCACCAACCTTTGACTTCAGTACAAGTAGTTGATAAGTTGAATTAGATAAAACAATTTATGGCAACCCCAAAACCCCGACTCTCTCCATTGGAGAAATTAAAAAAGGCTGCTAACTTGCAACCGATCAAAAGAGAAGTAGAACTTACAAATGGTGACATCTTTGAATTTTGGTCAACACCATTAACAATGGCTGAAAGAGAAAGAGCACAGAAGGGAACTAAAGATGACCTTAATGCTTTTGCTTTGCAGCTATTTATCCAGAAGGCAACACACGAAACAGGTGAAAGAATGTTTACTGCTGGTCAAGCTGCTGAACTTAAACATGAATGTAGAGATGCAGACTTACAGGCATTGATGCTTGCTGTTATTAGCGAACCTGATGATATTGAACAGGAGGACTTAGACTTAAAAAAATAAAAAAGGAGTTAAAAAGAGATAATCTTTTGATGCTCCAGTTAGGTATAGCAAAAGAATTAGGTTATACGTTATATGATTTGAAACGACAAGTATCAGAACAAGAGCTTCTTATTTGGGCTGCTTATTTTGAACTTTTAAATGAAGATCAGGAAAGACGTTTAAAAAGTGCCAAACGGAGGTAATATATAAGTAATTATAAATTTTTTTGTGGCTGGAGAAGTTGGTATAAAAATAAAAGTATCAGCAAAAGATGCTAAAAGAAATTTAGAGAGGTTACAAAATCTTAGTAGAAAATTAGCAAGTAGATTTCAAAAGGTAGAAGTTGCTGCAAGTAGGATGCAGACGAGAATTAGTAAATCTTTTCAAAAAATAAGAAGAGCAGGTGTAAAAGGTTTTGGTGCAATTATGACCAAAGCTTCTGGATTAATAAAAAGGTTAGCTACTTTAAAAACTGCATTTGCAGGTTTAGCTATTGGTGCTGTTGCAACAACCACATTTAAAGCTGCTGCTGAATTAGAACGAATGACGTTGCAATTAAAAACCTTAACAGGATCAGCTAAAACAGCTAAAGACATTATGGCTGAATTAACTGAAATAAACAAAGCAGCACCTTTTGAACTACCTGATCTAGTTAATGCAGCAGCTAAATTATCTGCATATGGTATAGCAAATGAGGATTTAACAGATATAACCGAGAGATTAGGTAAAGTTGCTGCTGGTGTTGGGAGAGATATTGATGGAATTGCATTAGCTTTTGGACAGGCACAAGCAAAAGGGCGTTTGATGGGCGAAGAATTAAGACAATTCATTGAAAGAGGTGTACCTGTTAGAGAAGAATTAGAAAAGATTACAAAAACAACAGGTGCGGCATTTGATGAATTAATGAGTAAAGGCAAAGTATCTGCGGATCAACTCACTCAAGCAATTATTAATATGACAAGTGAATCAGGCAGGTTTGGAAATGCTTTTGAAAATACAGCCAACAGTCTTGATACAAAATTATCTAATTTACAAGATGCTTTTTTCCAATCATCAGCAGCATTAGGAAATGCTTTTAAACCTGTCTTTTCATTCGTTTTAGATAAGATAACAGAAATTTTAAATGCCTTTACTGGAATGATTAAAGGCATACAAAAAGATTTAGATGCACTTGGGGCAAGATTAAGTGCTGGTCAAGAAGCTGGTAAGCAATTTAGAGAAAAATTTGGAACTGGAAGGTCGGCAGTTGAACGAGGAAAAAAGGCTGGAATAACAAAAGACTCTTTAACACAAGATGTACTAAATACTCCAGTAGAGGATGAATTAGTAGATTCAGAAGCTGCAAAGACAGAACTTGTTAATACGAGAGTAGAAAGTTTAAAAACAGAACTTGAATTTTTAGAAAAACATAAAGGTTTAAATAGTGCTGCATTACAAATAGAAAGGCAAATTTTAACTCTTAAAGAAAAAAATCCAAATCTTGATGAAGCACAAGCTAGAAAAGATATTGAAAGAATAAATGCTCTACAAAAACAAAGAGAACTTACACAACAAATACAAAATATAATGGCAACAGGCATGACAAATGCTGTGATGGGGTTAATTGATGGTACAAAAACTCTTAGTCAATCATTAGCAGGTGTTGCAAGACAGTTGGCATCAATGTTTTTAAATAGAGCTTTTAGTTCACTGTTTGGTAGTTTCTTTGGTGAGCAGGGTGGTTATTCTAGAGCAGGTGGTTTTAAAGCTTTTCAATATGGTGGTGTTGTGAATTCTCCTACACTTGGAATGGTTGGAGAAGGTGGCGAACCAGAATATATAATCCCTGCATCTAAAATGGATGGTGCGATGGCAAGATATTCAGCAGGTGCTAGAGGTGGTGCTGTTATTCCAGGTGGTAGCCATGAAGCTGGTACAGTTGCAGGTGCCTCTGGTAATACAGTTGTTGAATATACTGGACCTGTCCTAAACTTTAATGGAGATGATTACGTTCCAAAAGATGCTGTACCTAGAATTATAAGTACTGCTGCGCAACAAGGAGCTTCAATGGGTCAATCAAAAATGATGAGTACTTTAAAAAATAGTCGTAGTCAACGATCTAAAATAGGTATATGAGCATTACAACTATTGTCACTTTTATGAATGTTTATGATTCTAATGGTGATGTAAAACAAAGATACCAAAATGCAAGAAGAGAAGATTATGCGTCATTAAGTGTAAGAGATACAAGCACTCAAAGAGATAAATATGTTAGAAAAGAAAGTAATAAAATTAATTTTCCTGTTGATAATCAAGATTATTATTATTTACCATTTATATATCAAGGTGCTGCAAAAAATAGATCAGGAGATAATTTAGAAGCTGGTTTGTTATTTGCTAATAATGATCTTGCAATGAATTATGCACAGGAGGCCGTACTGAATAAATATTATGTAGAAATATTTGTATCAGTAGTAAATCCAGCTACTTTAGAACCAAAACAGATATATGGAAATTATTTTCTTACAAGAGATAATTGGTTAGCAGCTTCTATGTCTTATGATTTTGAAACTATAGAAGTAATATTATCAAGTTCTATAGATGCTGTCGGAACCACTGCACCTAATAGAAGATTAACAACAGGACTTGTTGGGTCGTTACCTGTTACTGGCGATATACAAAACCGATGAAACCTGCAAAATTAGTTGGTATGCCGTATAGATTAGGTGCTGATCCAGAAAAAAATGGTGCTGTTGATTGTTTACATTTAGCAAAGACAGTTTTGGCTAACTATGGAATAAAAACACCAGAGCCAACTAGAAATTGGTATAGAAAATTTAGAAAAGGAGAATATCAAATATTCAAAGAAGAACTTGAAAAGTGGGGAAACAAGACAGAACACAGTAAGATAGGTACAGTTGGATTATGTAAATCAAATGAGGGATTTGGCCTTGCTGTTTATTGGGAAGAAGGATGGCTAAGTTGCGCAGAGTGGGGGGTAAAATGGAGTCCCCTAGAATATTTGGAGGTGGTAGAGCGTTATTACCCCATGAAACACAACTTTGTGACGCATTAGGAATTACTGAAGAGGAATATTGGGAGTTTGTATATTTAATAGAATCTGTAAATGGTAAAAGACCAAAAGCTTATGACTTAATACCTAATATTGTAAATATGCCACCTGTGGCAATAGCTCCTCTGTCTATATTTGGTGTAAGTATAGGATTTTATGGTGTTGTTGCAATAGGTGTTGCTTTAAGTTATGTTTCTGCTGCTTTAACACCAAAGCCTAGAGCACCAAAAACTCCTCCTAGTTTAACAACAGAAGGTGCAGCATCAGCAAAAAGATTTGCACCCCAAACTGGTTTTAATTCAGTACAAGAGCTTGCAGATTTAGGTGAGATTATTCCTTTAGTTTTTACAAAAAGAGAAGTAATTGATCTTAATAATAATATTAAATTAATAACAGGTGGTACAAGGGTTAATTCAAGACTTGTATGGTCACAACTTTTAAGTAAGGGAACGCATCAACAATTAAAAGCTTGTTTTGTTTTAAGTAATGGTCAAATACCATTAGCTCCTGATTTTTCAGGATATGCCATAGGAGATTTACTGTTAAAAAATTATACAAAAGCAAAGATTGCTGTTTATTACAATGGTGGTGTAGCACCTGAAACAGGTTCAGAGGATAGAAATGTAGCACAAAATGGTGAAGATGGTATTTATGGAGAAAATAGATTAAAAGAATCTAACAAATATGATGAGGGCACTTTAGCACCAGAAAAAGATAGAAATGGTGCTGAAATGGTAGACGATATTTTTTCTGTTGATAGTGATTTTACAGAAGGTCCATCTGATAGAGTTTTTTCTGGTGTAAGATCACCTTCTACACAAACAAGATTTGGTACGTTTTGTCCAATGCCAAATCAAATGAGATTTCAATTGCCTTATGAATTAGTTTTAAAACCAGATGCTGCTGAAGATGCACAAAAAGATGACATTGATGTAAAAAGAAGAAAAATTGCTACTTATTTTCCAAGGTATGCTGGTTTTATGAGAGTAAATGGTGTTGAAACAACTGGAAGATTTGAATTACAAATAGGAGATAAAGTTCAATACACAATAGGAGATATGGATCCTGAATCAAATTTAGGTAGTTTTGATCCTTGGGGAAAAGAAGATGTAAGAAATAGTGTAGATTCTGATCGAGAACGTATTGACGATAATATTTCATTAGGCGAATCTTATATGATTGGTAATTGTTTTGGTGTTTGTGTTGAAATACCTCAACAGGGTATATGGGAAAGAGGTAATTATAAAGATTTTATTTTTGAAATAACTGACTTAGGATCTGGAGATCATAGTCTTGATATAAGAAGTGGTATTGCTGGTTTAGAATCTGCTCATGCACCTGATGAACTTAGTATTTTACAAAGATCAGCCATGGCAACAGTATCTAATAATAGAAATTGTGACACTACTGAGATAGGTTTAAAATCTACTGTTTACAAACAAATTACAGGTTTTTCAAATGTTAATAGCCACCCTGGTGGTTTTAGATATAGCAATCCAAAAGGTACTATAAAATCTTATCAAGAAGATAATGGAAATATAAATTTGGGTGGAATGAACAAATATTGTACAAGATATAGTTTTTTTAGATTACAAGCAAGAAAAGCTGGCACAAATGATAATTTTGAAACTATTGATAATGGAAAACCTTTTGCTATTAAAGGTCGTACACCACAACCACAATATAATTTTATAAGAATAAATCATCCTCTAGGTCAATATGAATTTAGATTTCAGCCTTATAATGGTAATGATATAGTTAGGTTTTACTTAGGAAATGATAATTCTATAATTCGTTTATTAAAAGAAAATTGTGAATTACAAGCTGATACTTTTGAATCAGACGCAACTGGTTTAATTTACCAGTTTAGATATACAGGTCTAAACATAAATCTAAACGAACCAGATGCCTGTAATACAGAATTTTATTTAGGTAAAATTATTGACACAAGACATACTGTTAGTGGTTTATCTCAGACATCTCAAGGTGTTATTCCCTTAGAAGGTGGTTTTCGTTATGTGTTAAAAGAAACCTTATATACAACATTTGCAGATGATTCAAATAATCAAAGCTATGTTTGGTTTAATGGATGGTTAAATGCAGGTTATCAATTTAGATGGAAAGGTGAAGACATTGGAGAGTCACAATCTCGTATTTTGCAATATGATGAAACAACACAATTTAGAGGAGGAGAAAAAAAATACAGTGCTTGGAGGCGTAGTAGACGTACCATTGAAAGATATACATTAGAACCTGGTCCAGCCGATCCTGTAGCTACTTTTGATGATGTTGAACTTACAGGAGGAGAAACAGATTTAGACGGTTTTAGTAGAGCAAAAGTACAAATTAAGCTGTATGACAACGAGGTAGCGTCATGGACTGTAACAGATGGTGGAGGTCCTTATAGAAAAGGTACTAAGCTTAATATTCCAAGTGTTAGTGGAGGTGGTAAAACATTTAGTGGGCTTTCTAATGTAGTGCCTGTTTTAGGACTTGAAAGAGATTTTCCAGTTGAAGTAAAAAATGACGATGGAGATGAAAGAATTACAAATATAATTAATGCTTGGCCTAGTGGAGCAGAAGATGGTTCTGCTGCTTTGAGTTCAAGGAACTTAAGACCTTTAGATGCTGTTGCTGATTTTATTTCTTATGAAGCTGAAGTACCTAGTCACATGGAAAACCTAGAACATGAAATTGTTTATGTAAATGAAATGATTTCTAATACCGCAATGCCGTATTCAAATTTAGCAATGGCTGGTGTTAGATTAAATAGCTCAAAAGAATTTGCTAGTTTTACACAATTTTCTGCTTATTTTAAAGAAGGTATATCTGTTAAAAGACTTATTGACGGTGGTACTGGCCCTACAAATTTATTTCCAGAAATTACTTTTGCTTTATTAACTGATCCACAAATAGGTGCTGGAGATTTAATTGGTGTTAAATCAGTTGATGAAGAACGAATGACTATAGCTGCTAAGTTTTGTAGAGCTAACAGGTTATTTTGGGATGGCGTAATAGTAGATGAAAAAAATTTAAGAGAATTTATTTTTCAAAATGCTGCTTATTGTTTATTAGACTTTACAATTTTAGGTGGTAGATTTGCATTATATCCTTCTGTTCCATTTGATGAAAATTTTAAAATAGACCCAAACCAAAGGATACAAATTAAAGCATTATTTACTGATGGAAATATAAAAAATTTAAAAGCTAGTTTTTTAAGTCCAGAAGAACGTCAAAATTTTCAAGGTTTTGCTACATATAGAAAAGAAAAATTAAATGGTTTTGCCGAGCCAAAAACTTTAGGTTTGCGAGTAACAGATGCTAAAGACGAAGATCCTAGGGAAGGTTTTGATATGTCTTTATTCTGTACATCTTTTGAACACGCTAGTACATTTTTAAAATATGCTTTAAAAACAAGAGAACTTATAGACCATGGTGTTTCATTTCAAACAACACCACAATCTGCAATGCACTTAGCACCTGGAGATTATATAAGACTACATTCAGAAGCAACTCATACGAGTAGATTTGCTAATGGTGTTATTACAGAAGATGGTGTAATACAAAGTCAAAAAGAAATTACAAATGGAACACAAATTATTTTTTGGAAACCAGGTGACTCTGATGTATCAGAACCAACTGCAATAAGAATTAATAATAATTTAGCTGCTGCTGAATTTAGAGGGTGTGTATTTACTGTTCCTGATACAAGCACAACTGATAGAGTTTATAAGGTTGAATCTATAACTTACGCAGAAGATGGTTTGATTGAAATATCAGGAAGTCATACACCTTTGACTGCAAATAAAACTTTGGCAATATTAGATTATTATAATGATGGTGACGATCCATCTTTCCATACAATTAGAGATTAATGGCAAGCATAATAGATTTTCCTGATATAAAACCTACATCTAGGTCATATACCCCTGGAACTTTTCCACAAACTGAATTTATTTCTCAAAATGGTGCAAAAAGTATTATTAGGTATGGAAATAAAAAAACAGATGCGAAATTAACTTTAAGTTTTACAAATATTACAGATTCCCAAGCTAATGAAATTTTAAATACATACGACAATGTAAATTCTGATTATGATTATATACATTTTCCAAGTGATAGTTCTATGGCTGGTGTAAATAATTTAGCTTTGAGAAGTAGTTTTCAAGAAAGAGATACATCTGGAAATACTTTGTTAAGATATAGGTTTGATGGTCCTCCAACAGTTACAAGTGTCAGACCAAATAGATCAAATGTGCAATGTAAATTTGTCGCTTGCCTCGATGGGGATTAGAATGTACTTAAAATTAAACTAAAACGATGTCAAAGTTTTATTCGGGTCAAGATGGTCAGATGTTTGTAGAGCTTGAAGGTAGGAACGTTTCAAGTACAGATGACCTTGCAAAAGTAAGGTCATGGTCTTTTACTATAAATACATCAGTTTTAGAAACAGTATCGTTAGGTGATTTTGATAGAACAATAATTCCTGGCATAACAAGTACAACTGGGTCTGCTAGTATTTATTATTATGCAGAATCTACAAGTGGTACACATAATTCTGGTTTATTATCAACTAGAGTAATAGATAAAATTTTACCAAGGTCAGATAATACTCCTCAAAGTCAAGAAAGACCAAAAGTAAAATTTAGGCTACAAGTAGACAGTAATCATTATATAGATATGAACGCTGTTATTACTGGTTTTACAATGACTAATTCAGTTGGAGAAGTAATGGCAGCAGATGTATCTTTTGAAGCGGATGGTATCCCTACTGAAAGCAAGTATTAATGTCTATATATTTTGGATCAACAGGTTTTATTGAATTAAAACGTGATGCTTTAAATTCTGAAATATCAACATCTTTAAACGCTGCTGACGTAAATACAACTAAAAAAAGATTTTCTGTAGAAAACGTTTCTGGTTCATTAATCACAGGAGATCAAATTGAAATAGAAACTGTTGACGGAAGTAATTTAGAGTTATTATCTGGTCATAGTTTTCCTGACCTGCGTAAATATATCCATATTGATGATATGGGTGGAATTAAGTTATATAACACTTTTTCATCTGCTTTAGCTGGTGAAGTTACAGATGCACTTACATTAACAACACCATCTTCAACAAAAAATATAATAATACGCACGAGAAATACTAGATTTAGACCACTTGCAAAAATTACTGAATTTGAAATTACAACAACAAGAGATACTATTGATATTACTAATTTAGGATCAGAATTTAGGAAGCAATATGAAAACGGTCTTATATCAGGACAGGGAACAATACAAACAATATGGCAACACAGGAATTTTCAAAATGATACGAGTGATTTTGCAAGTCCTGAGTTTCCTGTTTATTTAAGTCAGTTATTAGTACGAATACAGCAGGGAGCAGATTTTGAAGGAAGATTTTATGTCTTTCATGATCCCACTGCGGATACAAATAGTGTGTGGTATCAATCTATGTGCGTTGTAACTAATGTAGCGATCAATGTGCCTGCAAGTGGTTTGGTAGAAGCACGAATAGAATTTGTTACTAATGGTGAAATAAGACTTCATAATGGAACTCCACCATCGTTCTTGTTACAAGAAAATAGTGATAAGATATTGCAAGAGGACGGAGATGGTATTTTACTTGAAGATCCTTAAAATAAGATTTATGATGTACTTAAAAGTGACTTGACATGGCTGATCTACAGATTACACAATTACCAGAATTAGGTTCAGCCCAACTGCAAGCAACAGACCCGATTGCTCTTGCAGATATTAGTGCAACAGAAACGAAAAAAATAACTGCAAAAAATTTTGTACAAGGTGCTTTTGGGTTGGTAGACGCAGCATCAATACCAGCTACAGCACTTAGTTACCCATTAACAGCAGGTCAAATTGTTACTGCAACTTTAGCTGATAATGCTGTTACGAATGTAAAAATTACAGATGCAACTATAACTGGTGCAAAATTAGCAAATGATACAATCACAGCTACTCAGATAGCAGCAAATGCTGTTACTTCTAGTGAGCTTGCAAACAACGCAGTAGATACAGCAGCAATAACAGACTTAAATGTAACAACAGATAAATTAGCAGCGACATCTGTAACGACTGCAAAAATAGCTGATAGTGCTGTTACTTTTGTTAAAACTAATTTTAGTGATGGTGATATTCCTGGTGCAAAACTTACTGCTGATTCTGTTACTGCAACTCAACTTGCTACTAATTCTGTAACTGCAACTGAGTTAGCGGACAATGCAGTAGATACTGCTGCTATTGCCAGTGCTGCGGTAACAACTGCAAAAATTGCTTCTAATACTATTACTGCTGATAATATTGCAGCGGATGCTATTGGATCGTCTGAACTTGCTGATAACGCAGTAGATAGTGGAGCTATTGCAACTAATGCTGTTACTACCGCTAAAATTACAAACTTAAATGTAACCACAGATAAATTAGCTGCAAATGCTGTTACTGCTGCCAAGATTGCTGATGATACAATAACTGCTACACAAATTGCTGCAAATGCAG